GCGCGCGCTTTGGCAACGCCCATCCCGCAAAGTCTTGATATATCCCGCCATATCCCGCATCTTCCGAACACCCCCGAAGTGCCAAACCAATCACCAACTCACAGCCATCCGCCGCCGGCCCACCCTGATAGGAAAGCTGCACATCCTCGCTCAGCGCCAGCCGCACACGCTCCAGCGCCAGCCCAACGCCGACCCTGGCCCAGCGGCTGTAAGTCGGCGCTCGCTTTGGCAATTGTCGGCGGTTTATTTGGCACCTTGTTTTGCTTTTTCTGACACCCATTGGCGAGCAGCCTCCGGATCATGGCCGGGCGGCTTGGGATAGGGCAGTACCGGGAATCGCAGGTTCGGCCGCACCCGACGGTCGATGAAATACAGGTACCGGAATTGCTTGCAGGCTTGCTTGGTGGCCCGGTGGCGGTTCTCCTGCAGGTGGCGCGCTCGGGTCCCTTTGCCCAGATACTTCGGATCACGCACGGTCATTTGCTGAGCGTGATAGGTTTCGCCGTCCAACTCGTAGAAATTCGACGTATGGTGGCCACAGTATAGGAAGTTCGCTGCCTGATACACCACGCCCCAGCGCCCACAGCGCTCGTCCGCAAATGACTGTATCCACTTGACCCGCGGGCGGGCCGCCTTGATGTAACGGATGGCATGGGAGATCGCCCGACTCTCCGAATTGCGCACGGCCGCGTCATCCAACCACATGCGATTCAGCTCCAGGTATTCATCGATGGCCGTGCCGGCCACGATGCGTTCCATGGTGCGCGGATTCTTCAGGTAGCCGAATTGCAGCGTCCCGAACCATCCACCGTCGATGAACACCCCCAGGTGCAGCGTCGAGTTGTTGACCACGGTGCGCGAGTAGTGATTGGCACGAATCATCTCGACGGCGGCTCGTCTTGGAATCTCCTGAACACTGAAGGTGTTATTGCCGTAGCCAATTGGCTGACCATCCGGGCTGGCCTCAATCAGGCCCCGTGCGTCGCGGCCGTGATACCGCACCGGTGCAATCTGATGCTCCACTTGCGTCCTTGTTGTTGGACGCTCGTGGGCGCTCGGATGTAGGGCTCTCGGCCCTCCAATGATTCAAAGTACCGCAACGCCGGCACTTCACTTCAATTACGCCGTGCGCGTCAGCCCGCAGCAGTAGCGCACGGCATTTTCCGCATCGTAGCTCCTTCAAGGGCAAGGGAAACCGCCATCTCGCGATCCACCGGGCTCCCTCCGGGGTTGTGTGTGGCGCGGCAACGCCTGCTTGAGTGCGGCCCTCATGGCCGCTGATGACTCAATTCGGCCCGCTTTGGGACCTGTTCAAGGGCGCCGCGCCCGTCCAGCATGGTCCCGGCGCATGGCGGCAGTCACTGCTCACACTCACAGTGACGTCCGTGGCCGGGTTCCCTCCGGTCGCCCGCGGGACGGCAATCCCGCGGGCCTCGCGCTATCTCAATTTGATCCGTCCTTGACGCTATATTGATGTGCACGGCGAGTTGCCCACTTCCACTTCAGCCATCCTGCGAAGCCACGCTCCGAAGCAAGGCGTGAGCAGTAAATTCTTCCTGCACTATCAGTAACAGCCGCCCTGATCCGGGGAAGCTCCGAGCGGTCAATTCCCATTAAGTCTTGCTCAGCCGTAACGGGCCATGGCTTGTCCCCCTCCCCCAGCTTTTCCCCGCCAATTGAGTCATACAATAGCGGCACACCCCGTGGATCATCCTTCTGACTGGGGATAAGCAAATGCACATGGCTTACAAAGATCGGCCGTCTGCCGAGGTTGGCAACAGTCACGAGTACATGGCGCTTGGACCTGTCTGTGCGCCGCATGTCGAATTGCAGCGCAACACTGATTACGGGCCTATCACGGAGATAATTCACGACACCAAGCACGAGGCCAGCGGTGCCGGTCATGATTCCAACGATTGCTGCTATAAGCGTCACCGTGCCCATGCCTGCCCGTAGAATTAGAATGGTTGCCGCCAACTATCTGTCAAACATTACCACACCACCGCCTCCACCTCCGCCTCCGTCTCGGCAGCCTCCACGGCGGCCACGCGCGCCCGGTATTGGGCCAGCAGGGCGATCTTGATCGCCGCGCCGTCGGCCAGCACTTGCTTGATCTGCGCGGCCGTGTGCGGGCGCGCAGCCTTGGTACTGGTCGCCACGTCGGTGCAGGCATAGTCCACCGCCGTCCCCAAGCTTGCTGCCCCCACCAGGTTGATCTGATCTTCCAGCCCACTGTCGTAGCGGTGCGGCGCCCCCAGGGCCTCGCTATCGAAACCGCCGGTGATCGCTGACCGGCAGGCCACCGACAACTCGGCGCGCTTGGCGGCCCGTACCTCAGCCAGCGTGGGGGGCGGATTCTCGCGAGTCTCCCTGGCCGCCAGCAGTTGCGGCAACGCCGCCAGAATGGCGTCCCCGTCGGGCCATGTCAGCGGGCCGGGTTCGGCAGTGTCACCGGAATTGGTGTGGTGCTGCTCACCGGGCCGGTAGATGCGTGTGATGGCCCCTGCCGGGAGTGCCGGCGCCGGCGCGCCATAGTCGGCTGCAAAATCCGCCGCCGATGCGCGATATTCCCCGGCCTCGCCCACTACCAGCACAACGCCATCGTCGAACTGCTGCAATCGCATGGTTCCTCGTCACGTCTTGATGATCATGTTCTCAAAGGTGGTCGGCTGCATGTTGTTGTGGGCGGCACCGCTTCCAGCGGCGTTTGTGTTGCCGCCGAACGTGGCCCCACCGCCGTTGTTTTCAAACTGCCCAGGATTCGTGGGCCCCGCCCCGCCTCCAGTCATATTCACGCTGTGCCCATGGGACGGCATCTCGGCTGCCGAAAGGACATGCGTCTCCGCTCCCATTCGCCCGCCCAACTTGTCGCCCTCGGCATTGGTCACACGGTTTGCGCTCACGCCGCCCATGTCATCCTTCCCGGCGATGCCCACGCCGCGCTTGTCCGGGATGGTGATGGTGTCGTACCAGCTATGGGTGCCGCTCCCGGCATCGGAGATCGTCAGAATGGAGCCAGTGGGCGTGGCCGAAACCTGGTAGCGATCCGTGGAGGGATTGCGCACGTAGAGCCCCGTGCGGGCGACCAGCCCGGCGGGCAAGGCCCCGCCGCTGTTGGCCACATGCAATAGCTGCCCTTCGGCCTTGCCATGCGCCGCCGCGATGATCTCATCGGTGCCGGTGTCCACGGTGAATGTCCCGACGGGGCTGGGCAGTGGCGTGTCCGTGTTGCCCTGGCGCTTCACCAATATCCGGGCAAGCGTCGGGTGATCATCCATCGGGTCAGGTTGCCCATACATCAGCAGCCAGCCGCCGGGCACGTCGGCTTCCTCCCCGGGCCAGGGCAGGAAAACGCCCGTCGGCATGAGCTGCGAGAGGTCAAAGGGCAACTGCGCCTCGGGCACTTCTCCATTGCTGTCCAGGGAGGCATAGCCGTCCGCGGCGCCCTTTTCGTCGCGGGTCTGCACCACCTGTGCGAGCTGGGTGTTGTCCCCCTTGTCCAGCATCTCGCCGGCTGCCTCGATGACATTGGCCAGTTCCTCCTGCACGGCATTGGCCCAGTCGGCCGTGACTTCCGTGGCGGTCACGCCCCCTACCGGATCGCCCTCGGTGAATTGGTTGTTGTCGTGGCCGGGTCCGTCGATCCGGTGCATACGTTGCCTCCTCAGGGGGCGGTGATTGTGCTATGCGCATTCACGGGGGTGAATCTATGCGCTCCAGTCAAAGGTGACCGCCGTGTGCGACGGCTTCAATTTGAGGAACAAGGCTTCCAGCTCCGCCTGCAGCTCGGTCGAGGTGGATGCTGGACCGATCACATTCCAGGTGAATAACCAGGTGCCATTGCTCAGGGTCTCGCCCACCGTGCTGCGGCCCACCTGGAACGGCCGGTAGAAACTCAGGGCAATCCCCACGCCGGCGGCCGCTGCCAGGTCCATGAAGTACTGCGGACTCACGCCACCCCGGGCGTTCATGGCCCCCTCGATGGCGGCCTGCCGATCCGCGGCCGCGCCTTCACCGCCCAGCCCGTAGTCCAGTTCCCACTCCGGCAACAGCTCGCTCGCGGTGCTGGGATCAGCCTCGTTCAGCAGATCGTCCGCCCGCGCATTCAGCCGGGCGAATTCCTCGGCCCAGGCGGCCAGCAGATCGGTCAGTACCGCGCCTTCATCCCTGGGCCAGGCCGGCCCCACGGGCAGCAGCGCCTGCAGCATGCGCCGATAGTCGCTCGCGCCTATTCCCATGTGATCACCCCCGGCACGGCCAGCTCGTTCGCTGCGTGCGTTACGTCCGCCACGGGAGCAACCAGGGTATAGGTGGTCCAGCCTTCCGCGGCGGCGATGGCTCGGTGAATCTGGGCCAGGTACAGCGCAGCCCCGGTTTCGGCTTCATCGAGCAGCATGTCCACGATCTCCGCCTCAATGGCGTCTTGCACGGCCGTTGTGTTCGGCAGCACAGCCAGCGTCAGGTCCAGCGGCACGGCCACGGGCGCCATCACATAAACCGTTGTGGTCACCGGGGCCAGGGCCTCGATGTATGTCTGCACCGCATCCACCAGGGCTCCGTCGGGGATCGGCCCGCCTGGCGCATTGTCCGCGGCGATGAACACCCCCACCGTGCCGCCGCCCAGCCACAGCGGCCTGACCCAGGCCCTCGTGACGCCTGCGACTTCGAGCGCCCAACGCACATAGTCATGATCGGCCCCGCCGGCGGGCGGGTTCTGGAGCCGCTGGAACAACCGGGCGCGCAGCTCGTCATCCGTCTCGATGTCGAATCCGCCGGTGATGCCGTCCACCGCCACCGTTGCGTCCGCATCCACGCCGGCGATGGGCGAGACCAGGCTCAGCGTGGAGTCCGCGGCTGTGTTGCCGTCCAGCCCGGCCACCTCGGCCAACACCGGAACCGCGGTGGCGCCCGCGATTTCCACTTCCTCGGTGCTGGCGAACTGTGTGCCGTCAGCTCGCTGCCACAGGGTGCCGGCGGGGATGACCGTCGTGTCCGTGCCGGTCACGGTGATGTTTCCACCGGCGGCCACGGCTGCCTTGCGCAGGAGGCCCCAGGGTGCTGCCCGCCTATCCAGGTACAGGCCCTCGGCCGTGGCCACGAATAGCTGCCGCGCCAGGTAGTCCAGGTACCCGTACACGCTGTGCAACCCGCCGGCATTGACCCGCGCAAGCACGTGCACGTTGCTGCGCCGCAACCGTGCGTCCGTGCCCGGCAGGTGGGCTTCCATGTCCGCCTGTTGGCGCTCGATCAAGGCCGGCAATGTGGGACGGGTGAACGGCATCAGGCCAGGGCCTCCCAAGTGCGTTGAAAGCGGTACTGCACAGCCGGCTGGTCAGGCCGCTCAATGTCGACTGTCAGGGCCAGAGCCGAGGCCCCGCCCGCCAATGGGACGGCCGCGGCGCTCGCTGCGACGGACGCCGCCACCCCGTCTTCCACCAGCCACGCCAGCGCCTCTTCCGCATAGGAGCGGGCCAGCACCAGCACGTTGGGCACGTTCTTCGCGCGCGCCAGCAGCCACAGGCGGCTGCCCAGTACATCACCGTCCGCGGTAAAGGCATCGGCCCACCAGCCCCGCCGGTCATCGGTGCCATCCGGTGGAACTTCGTCCGGCCCGGCGCGCCGATCCGTGAACAGGCTCAGCAGCACAGCCGTCTTCAGCCCCGCGTCCTCGGCCAGGCCCGGTGGATCGGCGGCGTAGTCGAACGGACGGGAGGCCCCGGCATCGTAGCTGGTTCGGATGTCCGCCATGTCAGGTCACCGGATAAGTGCCGGCACTGGAGCCGGTGCCCACCACCACCTCCCCGCCCTTGACGTAGTCGTCCACGGCATCGGCAATGTCCTGTGCATACTGATCCATCGTTGCCTCGAAATTGTCCGG